CACTACAGTGCCATCAGCTTCGCGTTCAATCTGGTCAGGTGACAGTTTGGATTTGAGCACTAGGTCTGGGTCGTGAACAATCTCAGCCAATGCCGTGACAGCAGGGCTTATTAGCTCTAGTTCTTTAACTCGGGTTTCAAGTTCGCTAATGCGCTGGTCCTTTTGCGTCGTCGCCTCACGGTATTGCTGCTCCAAAGCCTGCCTGGCTTCGGTGTAGTTGCCTTGCTGCTCCAGTTGAGACTGCTCGGCCTTGCGCTTAAATTCAAGCAATTCGTCAACGTTCACCCCATCTGGCAGTTGCGGTGATTTCTTGGCCGCCCGCAATTCGGCAATCAGTTCTTGATTCTTGCGCTCTAATGCTTCGACACTGCGTTGCAGTTGCTCAGTCACCGCAGGTTCCTGAGTTTGATTTTCTTCAGACATGAATTAGCCGCAGGCTAAAGTACATTACCATTTTACCTTATCCGCCCAAGGCCGGGCTTCTTAGCCATTACTTCATGCCCTTCTTAGGCTTCTTGGTCTTACCAGCTTCGCTAAGTGCAATTGCGATGGCTTGCTTGCGACTTTTAACCTTAGGGCCTTTGCCGGGGCCTGGCTTACCGGTATTTAATGTGCCGCGCTTGTATTCGCCCATTATCTTGGCGACCTTGTCCTTAGGCTTTGCCATAGCGACTACGCAACTGATCCAAGGTTAGCTCTGACCCGTCATCACGGACTAGCTTTGCGATGGCATCACGGGCGCCATGCTGATCAGCAAGCTTATTAAAGTAATCAGCCTTTGCCTTGCCTAATACCTCATCTTGCACCGCACGCGGCTGGCCTTGCAACCATTGGCCGTAACTGGTGTTTGCAGGCACAGGCCCATCCATGCTGGCGCGTTTGCCTTTGGTAACTGATGGCGGTGCATCAAAGCCAAGCTCCTGATAGTTGATGACCGGTACTGTGGTTGAACGGCAGCCAAAATGCTGCGGTGGCTTAGGCCCTTTGCCGTATTCAAACTCACGACCGTCAAGCGCACGGCATATGGCGCTGGTGCGAGTGTCAAGCGTTGCGACGTAACGATATTTCTGCGTGATGTCTTGGTTGGCCTCATATACCTGTTGGCTTGCCTCATTTGCCACTTGATTGATGCTGGTGCGCACCAGTGAAATCACCTGATGGTTAGCGGCCTTAGTAGCTTGACCGCCCGCAAGGGCGATTTGCCTAACGCTGCCTGCCTGGCCAAATTCAAGCCTGCCGACTAGGCGCTTTGCTACATCTGGTGTGGTTTCACCTGTCAACAGGCCATTACGTACCACCTGCGAAAACTGCTCGGCCTGTGATTCAGCAATACCGCGAAATGCTTTGTTTATCACCTCGCCATTGGGCAACGTGATTGCCGTGCCTTGCGCTGCGGTCAGGCTATAGGTTTGTGGTGAGCCAAAAGCTGCCTTAAATAGATCATCGCTTAGGGTGACCACATTTAACTGAGTTGGATCAGTTGTAACAACAGACTGCGCAAATTGTGGGCTTATCTCAATGGTGTTTACTGCATCACGGGCACCGGCTGGCAACACCTTACGCAGTTGCTCAGTGACAAATTCCGACTGCAATTCAGCTAGGCCTTGCAGTTCACTTGCAGTGGTGACCGTGCTATCGCCTGCCCATGTGGCTAGTGAGTCTTTAAGCTGCGCAAGGATGCCACGCAACCGTGCAGCCTTGGCTGGTGCCGTTAAGTCATTTATGACGCGCAGTTGATTTGCAGCATCGATAATGATGTCGTTATATGCGCTGACAATACGCTTAGCAACACTGTTGCTGTAACGGTTTAGGTCAATTGCGTTGCGGTATAGCGCCGATGGTGTTGTCATAGGCCAGCATTTGCCGTAGCGTCAATCTCCTGCTGCACGTCGAAGTCATCGCCCAACACTTCGCCATCGGCCAGTTGCTGTAGCAGTGTTTCTTGCGTGATGGTGCCTGCTGTATAGAGCTGGAGCAAACTGCTTACGTCTGTAGGGTCAAGCCTTGCGCCAAGGAAATCACGATTTATCAGGCAGCTACCGGCCTGTGGTGTGTTGAGATATTGAGCATGAAACTGCAGGCAGTTGTCGATCATATCTTGCATATTCTGCGCAATCACCATCATGGTGCTGTCGCCTTGGCTGCGGTCGATGGTCTTAGCCGCAGCGGTTTCGGCTGATAGCTTTTGGCCTAGCACCGCCGACAGGCCAAGTTCATTGATTTGTGATGCGATTTGCTCCAGCCTGCGGAATTGAAAATCAAAGCTGCGGCCTGCTGGTTCAATGTATTCGGCGCGGCCTTCAGCGGGGAACGCAATTGCTTCGCCGGGGCCTGCTGACACCTCTTCCGCCGCTGATGGGAAGCCATAGAAGGCCAGCATCGGCACCGCTGAGATATGGAGCTGGTTGTCTAGGTCTGACTGGATTTGATAAGTCTTAAGGTTTAGCTCTGCAATATCTTCCAATGGTGGCCTTGATTCCATAAAACCAACGCGGTTGGCATATGCAATGCTAAATGGAATCTCATCTAGGCTTGTGTTGCCTTCATCTACAATCTTCCAACTGCTCTTTTCATCACGCTGATGCAGTTCATATGCGCCAGGTGTTAGCACTCGCACCTGTTCGATTGTTTTCTCGCCGTACTCACCATCAGGCACGACAATTGTTTCTTGTAGCCTTAACTGGATTAAATCATTGCCTTCAGTGCGCCAGCCGAGAATGTCGCGTGGTGTGTATGTAACCCAGTAGGGGCGGCCAGTGTCTTTGGGCGCATCAACTAAAACGCCGATGTGACCATAACGGACCATTTTACGTGTGGTTTCATATGTGAACACATTCAAATCATTCCCCTGCATATCGACATCGAATAGTTGCTCCATAATGATGTCACTGGTATCCTCCAACCGCACCGGCTTACGGGTTAGCATCCCGGCCAGCATCCGTTCAAGGCGTTGGTAGTACGGCGGGACCACACTACGCGCTAGGCGGTTGTCGTAGGACTCATCTTGCTCCCTAGGCTCCTGCGGTAGGTAACGGCGATGCTTGCGCCGCATCCCGTAGGTGCCTTGCATGAGATCCTCGATCAGGATCCAATGCGACTGCTGTGAGTACCATGCGCCGTTGGGATCATTGACTGCAGCAACGCGCCTGCTTGCCGCTTGGAAATCATATGCAGACGGCAGGCTATACATTGCAGCGGCTTATGGTGTCAATACAATCTAACCCCTGTGCCACGGACTGCTGCACCACCATCTTAATACACGCGGATCCCGGTACCTTTGCCGGCGCGTTCGTAAAGCGGGTTGAAATCGCCTAGTACTAGGTAGCCAAGGCCATCAGTCCAGTGTTCAATGCCGGCTGCCTTGTCGATTATGTAATCATCAGCGCCTTGCTTGTAGGTTACGTTTTTGAGCGCCTTGATGGTGTTCTTGCAACGTGGATGAACAAATAACCGGATCTGACCGCTAGCGGTGCGGATCATGCTATTGGTTGCGTTGATCTTATCTTTCACTGCCCATGGCGCCCTTGGGCTGTAACAACTGAAGCCATGCTGCCGGATGATCTCATGATCAGTGCGGCCGGCAGATGATGTCTTACGGGCAGAACCAGTTGGGTCAGGGTATGCAACGACTTTGCGATCTGCAAACCGTGCCTTCAGCATGGCGCATACTTCATCGGTGTTGGTCTGCGTAACGCTTACTTCATCCCAGATATGGAGCATATCGCCAACACGGCTGCCAAGTACACCAGCTAACACACTGACGTTAAAATCAGTGCCCCATAGAATCGGGCCGCCCGTGTCCTTAACAGTATCGGTAATGTTCTCATCGCTAAAGTCGGGATAGACGCGGCCAGATAGCGTTTCAAAGCTGGCGAGGTATTCCTGGCGGAAGGTGCGGTCATCAAGGATACGGCGTGCCGCTTCAACTTCCTCGGCTGGTACGTTACCGCCTTGGATGGTGGTGTAGCTGTAGGTGCTCCAATCATCTTCCTCTTGCGCTTGTTCCCATAGATCATGAAACCAGTTGAGGCCAGCAGGTGTGGTGATGAACCATGCCGGGCCACCTTGGTCTGACAATGCAGGGCGTAGCACCATTTCCCATGCCTCGCGCTTGACATAAGCAGCCTCATCAATTACCAGGCTGGACAAGCTAACGCCACGCAGGCTGTCTGCATTTTCAGCGCCCTTAAGTGAAATAATGCTGCCGTTTGATAATTCAATCAGCAGATCAGTTTCATTGCGTTTGACGCAGATTTCAGGCGGCACCATGTTTTTTAGCTGCCGCCATGCAATCTGCTTTGCCATGCGGTAGTTGGCGGTGACATACCAATTCAAGCTGTTGGGCTTGGACGCTGCCCATGTAATCAACCGCGCAATGCAGAGATAGGTTTTGCCAAATCGGCGACCAGAGCACAGCAGCTTGAACCGGCTGTCGCTATCCCATACTTGACGTTGCGGATCGGTCAGGGTGTCATAAAGACTGGCAACACGATCAGCCAACTCCGGCTTGCGGTCATCCATGAACGCCAGCAACCTGCCGGGCTCGCAAATGCCAGCCAAAAGTGTCATGTCATTGGAAACTGCAATAGCTTGGCTTGGTCTTCTAAGGCTTTAATTGCAATACCTAAGTTGCCTTTTTCACGTGCTTTGCGTTCGTAATCTTGAAGACGTGCAATAGCAGCAGTCAACCATTGCGGGCGTTCAAGTTCAGCATCAAGCGCCATTAATTGACGCGCACGCGCCATATAATGTTCAGTTTGGCGATCACCTACGCCCCAAGATTCCGAAGCAAATCGAATAATTTGAGTTCTACTATGTGCACGCAAAAGCAGATCGTAGACGGCGTTTACCCGCTGATCTGCTTCTGTGTTTGTGCACTTTTTGGCCATTAGCTTCTGACTTGAACAGGCATTATGAGGTAAGTATGGCTACTTATGCCATCAGGCGTCAAGGTAACGGGTGCGGTTGCGGTGTTGGCGGATAGGATAACCGACTTAGCGCCCATGGTTTTTAGGCCGTCGATTAGGTAATGAACGTTAATGGCGAGATCGGGTAAGGTGCCAGTGGTTACAAGGGATTCGGCGCCGCTGTTGGCATCGGCTTCGGCTGTGATTTCAAGGATTTTAGTTGCGGTTGATAATTTAACAATTGAGTGATGATTGACGGCAATTAAAGCCACACGCTCTAAGGCGTGCAGCAGTTGCAGACGATCAACGGTTAGTGCATGTGCAAATTCTGCAGGCACCAACTGCCGGACATTGGGATAGGTGCCGTCTAGGGTGCGGCTGGTGATTTGTGTGCCATCGGCTAGGGCAATGCCCACCTGGCCTTTGTCGATGGCGATGGTTGCCGGTTGCCGGACTTGCTGCAGGCAGCGCACAGGCAGCACCACGTTTAGCTCAGCGTCTGAGTCGATGGCGCAAATTGCTAGGCGGTGGCCATCGGTGGCTTCTACGCGGCCAGTGGCCAGGTGAATGCCCTGCAGTAACTGCTTGCTGGCGTCGGTGCTGGCTGCTGGCATGACGGCGGCCAAGGGGCCAACGAGGTCGATGGCAATGCCATTGGCAGCATCCACCACGGGCAAGGCTGGGAAATCATCCGCATCGGCCACTGAGAGGCTGTAGGAGCCGCTGAGCGATACCAATGCCAGCCGATTGCCGCTGATGGCCAGCGAGACGGCCTCAGAGGCGTCTAAGCGGCCAATGATGTCGGACAGCAGCCGATGGGGCACGACGGTAGCGCCATGGGCCTCTACGGAGGCGCTGATGGCGGTTGTGATGCCTAGCTCCATGTCGTAGCCGGTGACGGTCAATATGCCATCGGCAGCATGTAGCAAGACGCCAGCGGTGATGGCATGAGTGCGACCGTTACCGACTGCACGCGCCACCAGACGCAATGCATTGTGCAATTCGATCTGGGACGTTACAAGCTTCATTGATTGTGGATGCGATGGGTGTGAGCGATTCAGCTATGTCAGCGGGTAATGGTTCCTGATCGTCTTGGGCATTGTCACGAATTGCAGCCGCGACTGCAAGCGCTTCGATCAATAGAGCACGGAGCTTTTCGACTACTGGTTGCTGTTTGATTGATGACATATGCAACGAGGTGTTCAATTTTGCTGCGTGGGATGTCGCCATGCATTTGACGCACGGCCCCAGCCACCAGCGCATTGTAGTCCATCGTGGTCATTCCTGCAAGGGCACGGTCACGAATAAATGCCGCACGGCTGGTTCCAGTGGCAGCGGCAGCGGCATTCAATTCTGACAGTTCAGCATCAGAAACATGAAACTTAATTTCAGGCATTGAAACAGGTGTAACGGCCAGATCCTAGTGCCAGTCAGGGCGGCTAACCTTTTTTGCAAGGTATGGACGGCAAAAGACGTTGCAGCGCAGGGCTTCTCCTAACCGTCCTAACCTCTTAACCTCTTATAAGGATAGATAAAAGAGGGGGGGTAGGGGGTATTAGACAACTCCTAGACCTTAGGTAGGTCGGTCGTGCGGTTGGGACGGCCAAAACGTAGTCATCAACTGGCTTTTAGCCGTCCTGTCCGTCCAACCGTGTGTAATGCCACCGGCGACGACCTGTTGATTCTCGAACCTTGACCCAATTAAGATCCTTGAGAATGGATGCCACCTGCATCTGGTCCGCTCTGGTCTGGCGCTCAAGTGGTTTCTTGATTCCATGTGTAAGAATCTCTTCAGATGTAACGATGTCCACTGAGCGCCTATTGGCTAGATATTGCTCGATTGCATGACGCCATGGGGAGTCAATTAGGTAGGTGTCATTTTCTTTAGTGACCTGTATTTCCATGTGCGCCGGTAACCTATTGGTCTGATTATTGCGATAGGCGTGCACTGCAGCGGACCATATGGCATCACGTTCCAACAGTAAAGATGCGGTATTGATTTGATCCACTTGGGTCTTAGTTGTTGGTATTACCCAGAACCTACGGTTGCCGGTTTCATCTACCAAGAACCCAGCAGTTTTGTTGGTGGTGCCAACAATTATGCCACGTCTTGGGAAGGCCTCGACTGCTTTGCCGTAGGGCACGCGCATTAAGTCAACAGCCTGAGATAGGAATGATTTAACTTGCCCAGCGTGTTTGCGGTTTGTGATGTGATCTAGTTCCGCCCATTCCATAATCCAACTGCGGTGGAGCACCATTACATCATCCTTGGTGGCAATATCGCCTAGGGCATCACTAAAAAACGGACCGCCCAGGCACTGCCAAAAGCTGGATTTATAAGCGCCTTGATCACCCATTAGCACGCAGGCGGTGTCGTGTTTACAACCTGGGTCAAAAGCCCGCGCAACTGCACCAATAATGGTGCGCTTAAGCATTTCGTCGTATATGGTCGGTTCTGCGATGGCTTGGTCCACTGGCCGTAGGTATGCGGTCGCTAGACGGTCGATGTAGCCAGGCGGGACGGCATCTGCAACGTGATCTAGGTACAGCCGCACTGGGTCGTATTGGTTTTCATTTGCCACCTGCACTAGGCAGTCAATGGCGAGTTCCTTTGATACCTTGTAACCCAGTTCAGCTAGCTGTAGGTAGAAACGGTCGATGCCATCTATAACCTTGCCTTTAATTTCAATTTGCTGGGTGAACGTGTTAAAGCGGATGTCTTTGCCTTGGCTGCGTAGTAATTGCAACAGTTCAGCGGTCTCTAGCTTCTGCGGCTTTCCCATGATTGGCGCCGCTGCCTGTGCCGCTGGTGGCTGATGCGTGCTTACAGCATTTACAGCGCGGTGTTTACCCTGCCAGCCATCGCGTTTGGCCTTTTCGCCTAAGGTGCCAAGAGTGATACCTGACTTTTTAAAGGAGCGCCATTTGCGCTGGCAGTCGCTGGGCTTGTGCTTACCTGACTGCGCAGACCATTGTTCCCAGTCATCTAGCAGGCTGTCATCGCCAAGGCTGTGTAAGGCCATGCCGATTTCAAGCCATTCGTCGTAGTCATCAGCACGACTGGCGCTTAGTGCGGCGAGGTATGACCGTGCGCGGTCGCTGTCGTTGCTGGCATCTACGGCAAGCGCAAGCACTGGCGCAGGCGCAGTCGTTGGCCGCAGCATCCGCTCAATGAGGCATAAGGGAGCCTCGGCAATGTCCAGATCACCTGGCGCATAGCCTGTAACCCAGTGGTAGCCGCCGGTCAATGGATGGGCACCTGCTACTACGGATTGCAGGCCATTCCAGCGCAGTTCAATTTGCTCTGGCTTGCCTTCGGAGTCGGTGACGCCGGTTTTGAATTTACGAGTTGTGATGCTGTCCCAATAGGTTTCGGGCACGCGGTATATGACTTGAAACCTGCCATCGCGGCCACTGGTCACCACCCAGCTTTTAGGCAATGACGACATGGGACAACCCCAGTCGCGGAGAATGGTGCTGGCTGATTTACCATCGTGGTCTAGGAATAGCAGGCCACCGGACGGCACACCGCAGCAAACACCAATGGCACGGGCGTGACCGCTTGCTAACTCAAGCGCTAAAGCTTCTTTGGTTAGCGGATGCTTTTGCCATTCCTGTTGGTATGGGCGCTTTTTATCATCGACTGCGACGTAACCCCAACCGTCCGGTAGGCGTGCAAGCTCTTCGGCAAGGCTCATGGCTTAGTAGATGGCAAGATGCCGTGCAAGTGCAGATCAAGCGACTGCTCCAGTAGAAGCCGTATAGCAGTAGCGCGGCTCATGCGATCACCACGCCAGGAGTCAAGGCGCTGCAACTGATCTGGCGTCAAGCGTATATGGGTTGGATGGCTTAAGCGCACGGTGCTGGGCTAGGTGCTTGCACACTGTAGCAGCGGCTGCTACGCTGGCAAGGGTTGCGCTCCCGCAACGCGTCCTGTATGATTTGCGCAAGCGGCACGTTCAACACGTTTGCCGCGCTCAACACAGCCACCGCCTTTCGGCGGTTTGACCATGCCTTCACGTCCCGTAATTGGCCTTTCCCCTCTTCAGCGGATCGCCATTTCCCCCGATGAGCTTGCCTCTCGCCTTAATGACAGCAAGACCACTCTTCAGGATCTGATCATTGAAAACGGCAACCGCGAGTACATTGCCAACCGCGGCACCTACAACCTCACCGGCTACGTGCTGTTCCTGTTTGAGTATCTCGGCAGGCGCGGCACCATTAATGAGATTATTGCTGCCAGTGAAGATCCCAAGCTCACTGAGCGGTCTGTTTTGAGCGGCCTTCGCAAGATCAACGAAATCCTCTACCAGGTTCTGGGCCTCAAGATCCAGCACGTCAAGGAGTCCGGTGAGCTTCGCATGGTCAACCAAAACGACGCCATCGTTGCAACTGAGGCATTCGCCACTCGCCTAACCAAGGTGCGTGATGAGTACGTCAGGACCATGGACGCCTACCGCGCTACTGGCGGCGACGTTGCCGGGATCCTTGCCGCATCGGAAGGCGGCCAGAAGCTGGCTGAGCTTGGCCGTGTGCTGAGCCCTGCTACTGAGCGGGTCGAGGCCTGATGGACGGGCTTGAGCGCCATGTCAGGCAAGCGGTCGCCGACTGGATCCATGTGATTCAAGAGCGTTTGCCTGAACCTGGCGAGATCGATCAAGTGACCGAAACGGTGACCCGCCTTGCTGATGACTTCATTGGCACTCAAGTCATGAACGCGCTGAGCTGATCAGGAAAACGCCGGCGACGAGAAAGCCACTTCTCGTCGCCGGCAACTCAACACAACACATTCACTATGTCAGACATCCGCAAAGTCGGCCCACCCCTTGGGCTGCAATCCTTTTCCGATTCAATGGCGCCTGAGCAGCGCTGCGCCATTGGCGTTCAAAACATTGAGCTACTTCTAGATTTGGAGTGGCGATCCAACCTGCTGCTGGGTGGCGAATTGAGCCGCATGAAGTGGAGCGGGGATTTCACCCGTGACACTGTTTGGTCCGATGTTGACAAGGCGCGTGGCTGGCCTGACTGGCTTAAGCGTCGTGGCTTCAGGCTTAACGGGTCGGACGCTGAAATGTCAGACCACACAGCCAACGCGCTGATTATGTGGTCTGTTCTTTACGGCTGCTTTGCCGAAGAGAACGAGCGCCGCGCTCAACGCGATCAACTGCCATTGCCACTGCCCACCAGCGTCAGCCAGCTGCGGCCCTACGCAAGCCTTATGCGGCGCGTCACCGATTGGCAGCCTCCCGCGCTAAATCAAGCCAGCAACGAAACCAGCTTCGACATGGAGCCCCCGTTCGCTGCCAATCAGTCCGACGTGATCGCAGCATGGGAGGCAGCCTGGGAAACCATCCCGCCAGACAAGCGCATTCGCAAGGGTGAGCCGGTCCCGCCTACTGAGCCCGTCTCCCGCCAATACTTCGCTGAGCGTGAAGGGCTCAAGCAGCTCAAAGCCCGTGAAGATCGTGACTTAGACGAGGCCAAGCAAGAAGCACTCACCGTCAACCAGCGCCCCGCATCTCCTGAGCGCCAGCAGGCTGCCGCAGCCCCACGGGCGTCCCAAAGGCCGGCCCCGCCAAAGAAGTCCGAGGCAGAGTTGGAAGCCGAGCGCCGCGCCTACCAAATCCAGCAGGATGCCCGCGACTACCGGCTAAAGCTGATGAACCTTCAGCAGTCCGCCGAATCGTTGCAAGCGTTTCTAAAAAACACAATGGCGCGTGAAGCCAGCGAGGCCTATTTAACCCAAATGCGCGATCTGGACATTGGCATTTACTCAGTAGGTAATGACATCGAGCTACTGCGCAGCGCTGTTACCACCTTGCAAGGAGTGTTTAGGCTGGCCACTGAGCCGTACACGCCGCCAACGCCGATCAGCCGCGAGGATGCTGCCGCCGATGCGGTGATTGACCTGTGACCTACAAAGACTTCCTTGACCAAAAGACACACGAGGGCGCAACGCACGGGTTTGATCCGGTGTTCATGCCCGACCAGCTTTTTGACTTTCAGCAATCGCTGGTTGATTGGGCTGTGCGCAAGGGTCGCGCTGCGATCTTCGCCGACTGCGGGCTAGGCAAAACCGCTATGCAGCTCACATGGGCTGAGAACGTGGCGCGCCACACTGGTAAGCCGGTGCTGATCTTGACGCCGTTGGCTGTTGCTGCGCAGACCATCCGCGAGGGTGAAAAGTTCGGCATCGAGTGTCGCCGCAGCAGCGATGGCACCGTGTCGGGCCGCATCGTGATTACCAATTACGAGCGACTTGAGCATTTCAAGCCAGCAGACTTTGCCGGGGTGGTGTGCGATGAGAGCAGCATACTTAAGAGTTTTGATGGCGCCCGCCGCAATGAGATCACCGATTTCATGCGCAAGGTTCCCTATCGGTTGCTAGCCACCGCCACTGCTGCGCCTAACGATTTCATAGAGCTAGGCACCAGCTCTGAAGCCCTTGGCTACATGGGCCACATGGACATGCTCGCCCGGTTCTTCAAGAACGACCAGAACAATTTGACCAGCCGCCGGATGTATGGCGAGGCGCCCAAATGGCGTTTCAAGGGCCACGCCGAGCAGCCGTTCTGGAGGTGGGTTACTAGCTGGGCCAGGGCGTGCCGTCAACCATCAGACCTTGGTTTTGATGATGGCCGGTTTGTCTTGCCTGGATTGAGCGAGGTTGACCACCTAATCGAAACCGCGACGGTGCCAGAGGGGATGTTGTTTGCCATACCAGCAACAGACCTGCGAGAGCAACGCGCTGAAAAGAAGCGCACCGTTGTTGAGCGTTGCAAGCAAGTGGCCAGCATGGTTGCCGATACTGGTCAACCGGCGCTGGTGTGGTGCCACCTGAACGAAGAGGGCGACTTGCTGGAACAGCTAATCCCTGGCGCCGTTCAGGTGTCAGGCAAAGACAAGGATGAAACCAAAGAGAGGAGGCTTATCGACTTTGCCGAAGGCAGATCCCGAGTATTGGTCACCAAGCCAAAGATCGGCGCATGGGGATTGAATTTTCAAATCTGCAGCCATGTGACTTATTTCCCGTCCCATAGCTTTGAGCAGTACTACCAATCTGTTAGGCGCTGCTGGCGGTTTGGACAGAAAAATCCTGTGACCGTTGACATCATCCTCACCGAAGGAGAGCGGCGGATCATGGAGAACCTACACCGCAAGCGGTTGCAGGCTGATCAAATGTTTGGCAACTTAGTTGCCGAAATGAATCACTCGCTGGACATCCAGCGCAAAGAATACAACACCACTCCTATTGAGGTTCCATCATGGCTATGATCACTGACCGCTATGCAATTTATAACGGCGACTGCATTGAGGTAATGCAAAGCTTGCCGGCGGCTTCTGTTCACTTTTCGATCTACTCGCCGCCATTCGCCGGGCTGTACGTCTATAGCTCAAACGAGCGCGATATTAGCAACTGCAAAGACTATGATCAATTTATGGATCATTACGGCTTTGTGGTTAAAGACCTGCATCGCTTGACATTGCCTGGCCGCTTAACTGCTGTGCATTGCACGGATATATCAAGCGGCAACAGCGGTAAGGATTCATTGATTGATTTGCCTGGCAAAATTATTGAGTTGCACCAACAGCACGGTTGGAATTTTGTGGCCCGCCATACGATATGGAAAGAGCCGCTATGGGTGCGCAATCGGACGATGGTAAAGAGCTTGGCGCATAAAACAATTGTTGATGATGGCGCCTATGCCGGTGTTGCAAGTGCTGATTATTTGTTGATCTTTCGGAGTAGCGGCGAGAATACTATTCCAGTTGCGCATCCAACCGGGCTAGACCACTACGCTGGCGAATGCCCTATCCCGGTAGATCTGCATAAGTACAAAGGATGGAAAGGCAAGCAAACTGAAAACCGCTTTAGCCACTGGATCTGGCGCCGCTACGCTTCGTCAATTTGGGATGATATCAACATGGGCCGGGTGCTCCCGTTCCGCGATGGCAAAGATCCTGATGATGAGAAACACGTCCACCCGCTGCAATTGGACGTGATTGACCGCGCCATCTGCCTGCGGTCCAACCCTGGTGAAACTGTGCTGACCCCATTTATGGGAGTAGGCAGCGAGGTGTACGGAGCGGTGCAGCTTGGCCGCCGTGGCATAGGTATCGAACTCAAGGAATCCTACTTCAAACAGGCGATCAAGAACATGGAGATCGCGGTAGAGGACACGCGCACTCCAGACCAAACAGAATTGCTTGATATAGAGGGGATGGATTGATGAACCTACGCCCCTACCAGCACCAACTGATAACCGACATCCGTCTGCAGTACCAACTAGGCAAGCGTTCAGTACTAGCGGTGCTGCCGACCGGCGGCGGCAAGACCGTGTGCTTCAGCCATATTGCCCAGGCTGCGGCAAAGAAAGGCAATCGGGTTTGCATTTTGGTGCACCGCCAGGAGTTGCTGGATCAAGCCAGCCGCAGCCTGCCGGTGCCGCATGGCCGCATCCAAGCTAACCGCAGCATGGATCTGTCTCATTCAGTGCAGGTCGCCAGCGTGCAAACGCTAGCCCGTAGGCTGCACCTGTTGCCTAGGGACTTTTTCCAGCTCTTAGTGGTCGATGAGGCGCACCACACCACGGCTGGCACATGGGCCAAGGTCGTTGCTCATTTCCATAAGGCGCATTTGCTAGGTGTGACGGCTACACCTATACGCAGTGATGGCCGTGGGCTTGGCGCTCATTACCAAGCCATGGTGCAAGGCCCATCAGCAGCGGAATTGACCGATGCAGGATTCCTGGCGACTGCCCGCGTGCTAGCGCCGCCGGGGTTTAATGCCACGGGCCTGCGCAAGACCATGGGTGATTTTGACACCAAGCAGGCTGAGCAGCGTGTCGGCACGATCATGGGCGACTGCATCGGCCATTACCGCAAGCATCTAGCTGGCCAAACCGCAATTGCGTTCTGCTGCAGTGTGGCTCATGCTGAGGCGGTAGCGGCATTGTTCATGGCTGCTGGCATTGCTGCTGCAAGTATCGACGGCACCATGACCAGCGAGCAGCGGCGCGACCTACTGCAGGCGCTAGGGACTGGACGGATACGCATCCTCACATCCTGCGCCCTGATCGGTGAAGGCGTAGACGTGCCCTCAGTCGGTGGTTGCATACTGCTGCGGCCTACCGCATCGGTGGCGTTGCATCTGCAGATGATTGGTAGATGTTTGCGCCCGCAACCTGGCAAGCGTGCGGTGATACTTGACCATGTTGGCAATAGCTTGCGGCTAGGCCACCACCTGGAGCCTCGTGACTGGACGCTGGACGGCATCCCTAAGCGCGACCGCGAGCAGGCGCCATCGGTCAAGGTATGCCCTAGTTGCTTTGCCACTGCTGCCAGCGCTGCGCAGGTGTGCTCGGAATGCGGACACCGGTTTAGCCCTGAGGTCCGTGAGCTGAAACAGGTGGATGGTGAGCTTCAGGAGCTTGCCGTGACCAGGCGCCGCGAACAAGGCAGCGCTCAAAGCCTCGACGACCTGCGCCAGCTAGCGCAACAACGTGGCTATAAACGGGGCTGGGCTGAGCGCGTGTATGAAGCACGGCTAGCCAAGCGGCATGGCATCTGAGCAAACAATCCAGCAACACATCCGCCTGGCGTGCAGTATTGGCACGTGCCGCCTGTTTCGCAATAACACCGGCACGCTCAAGGACGCCAATGGCCGCCCGGTGCAGTTTGGCCTCTGCAAAGGCAGCGCCGACCTGATCGGCTGGACAACTCGCACCGTTACTCAGGATATGGTCGGCACTCAGGTGGCCGTGTTCACCAGCATTGAGGTAAAGGCCGCAACCGGCAGACTCAGGCCAGAGCAGCGACAGTGGCTAGACGCAGTGCAGGCTGCTGGTGGTGTTGCAGGTGTTGCTCGCAGCGTGGCAGATGCGCAGCAACTATTGACTAGGGTGTATAATGGTTGCATGGGGCGGACGGAAGCACCCCGGCAGTAGCCACAAGGAGCCTCCCGCGGGAACAGTCAAACGACCGCGTAACCCAGACGAGACCAAGCTGGTGCAAGGCCAGCAAACCAATCATTACAACCTGAATCATGACCTGCATTCTTGTATGGGTGGCAGTTTTGCTGACTCTTCCGATTGTCATCCTGCTGTGGGTGACGCAAACGCAACAGCAACGCATCCGCCGCCTACGCCGTCAGGGCTGGGCTCAACAGCGGATTGCAACGCATTTAGGCATCAGCCGCAGCCGTGTCCAGCGTATGTGTTGACAGGGGTTGACCATGGTGTAGGATATGCGCAAGCGGCCAGCCAAGGCCGCATCAACCCAACCCAAGAATCATGGCCAACATCCTTTCATTCCTGATTGTCGCCTCGACATTTGGCGCCATTGTCGGCAGTTTCGGCACCGCGCCTCAGCCCTACGCATATCACCAGCTCGACAAATGAACCCAATCGAACAGCACTGGACACTAATGACTGCCGCCGAATATGGCGGCGGTTTCTTCAAGGCTTTAGCAGCGGCTGGCCTCAAGGCTGACCCGACCAACCGTGACCGGTTGTTCAAGGCATGGCCAGAGCTTGGCGCCACTTACGGCGCTGCATCAAATCTTCACCGAGCACTTAGGGATGACTACAAACGCTGAGTACCACGCTGACCCTGCTATTAGCGCCAGCCATCTGAGTGCGGTTACGGCTAGCCCGTATCACTACTGGAAGCGGTATCTGGACCCGCAGCGTCCGCCATCAACGCCAACTGCAGCGATGCGGCTTGGCAGCTTGGTTCATTGCGCAGTGCTGGAGCCGTATGAATTGGGCGCACGCTACTCAACGTGCGCATCACGCACCACCAAAGCTGGCAAGGAACAAGCTGCAGAGCTTGCTGCTGCTGGCATTGAGGCTGTAACCAATGGCGACATGGAACTGGCATTAGCCATGAGCGATGCCGTCCGCAACCATCCGATGGCAGGCATCTTGCTTTCTGCTGGCGAGGCTGAGCAATCGTTGTGGTGGGCTGATGCCGCTACCGGTTTGCGGTGTAAGTGCCGCCCTGACTGGTATGACGGCACCACCATTGTGGACCTTAAAACCACAATCGACGCCAGCCCGACTGGGTTTGCTAAGAGCGTAATTAATTTTAAGTACCATCAGCAGGCTTGCCATTACATGGCTGGCCTCAATGCTGAGCGCTTTATTTTTATTGCAGTTGAGAAATCTTACCCATATGGCGTAGGCGTTTATCAATTGGACGCTGCTGCCATGGCTGCTGGTGAGGCGCTGCGCCGTCAAAACCTACAAACCATTGCCGACTGCCGTGCCATCAACGAATGGCCTGGCTATAGCACTGGCCTTCAACCGCTGAGCCTGCCCGGCTGGGCGCTTTCAACCACCCAAACCATTACCTCCGATGACTTCTAGCCTTGCGCTCTGGACACCAGAGCAAACCCAGCTAATTAGCACCACTATTGCGCCAGGCTGCAGCAACGACGAGTTGCGACTGTTTGCCTATGCCTGCCAGCGGACGGGGCTTGATCCGTTCAGCAAGCAGATCTACGCCATTAAGCGTGGCGGCAAGATGACCATTCAGGCTGGCATTGACGGTTTAAGAGCCATTGCCGAACGCACTGGCCAGCTTGATGGGTCTGAGACCTATTGGTGCGGTGATGATGGCGTCTGGGCTGATGTGTGGCTGAACAGCAAGCCACCGGCTGCAGCTAAGACCGTTTTGCACCGCAAAGGTGCTGCGCATCCTTTTGTCGGTGTTGCTCGCTTTGCGGACTACAACGCTGGCCAGGGTTTGTGGTCCAAGATGCCAGCCGCGATGATTGCAAAGTGCGCTGAAGCTCTGGCATTGCGTAAGGCATTCCCTGCTGACATGTCAGGCGTTTACAGCACCGATGAAATGGATCAGGCAGTAGAGACGGTTACCGTAACTGCAGCGCCTGCTGGTGATGCCAAGATCTTTACCGCTGGCAAGGCTGCTATTGCTAAGGCTGATAGCATTGCCAAGTTGACGGAGGTTACTGGCCGCATGGAAGCCCGCAAAGGTGACTTAAGCGATGACCAGTATCAAGAACTGCTAAAGCTGGCGCTGGCAAAGGAAACCGAACTGGTGCCACCTGCATCTGATCCATTTGCTGATGATTGAACCGTATCTAACAACTGAACAACTGGCCGCTAGGTGGGGACTACGGCCAGCAACGATCAAACACCAACGCGCCCGTGGTGTCGGCCCTGAATACATAACGCTATCGCGTATTGCCGTCCCTGCTGGTGTCGCCCGCGTTCGCTATCCCCTAGCACAAGTCTTGGCTTTTGAAGCCGCCAACAACATCACTCCTTTGAACCCATGAGCCTCTACGCATCCGGCATCATTCGCATCATTTCAGACCCACAACTGCGCTCATTTGATAGCGGCAGCATGGTCGCTAATTTTGGTGGTGGCATTATTGAAGGCAAGGATAAAGAAGGCAATTACATCAATAACGCAATTGATGTAGAAATATGGGGTAAATCTGCTGAGGTTGTTGTTGATCGTTGCAAGAAAGGCGACTGCATTATGGTTACAGGAAACATTAAACGCCAAGACTGGGCCGATAAGACCACCGGCGACAAGCGCAGTAAGCATGTGCTAAGCGTGCAGCGGTTTGAGTTTCTGCCGCGTACTGCGCAAAATGAGGAGCCTGCGTTTTGATGAACTGCCCAAACTGTGACACATCTTTTACAAGTGGCAATGGCGAAGTAATGCAATCTCGCGCTGACACCATTGATTCCCACCTAAGGCAACGACGTTGCAAACATTGCAACCACAGAGTTTGGACCCTTGAAGTAGAACTCCCGCCAGATTCTGTACACTGGAAAATATCTCAAGAAACCTTCCAATCAGTACCTAAACGCAAACCCGGCGCCCTTCGCGTGCAAATCTCATGACTAACCAACACCCAATCACCCCACCGCCGGAGCTGGTGCAGCAGTGGGCGTCCGAGTGGATGCAGCTTCAATACGTCAACCGCGACAATTACATGGCCACCTGCGCCGCCCAATGGGGCGCCGACCAGGAGCTTGATGCGTGTTGTAAGTGGCTTGGACCCCTTGGAATTAAGGGTGGATATAATCTTCGCCGTGCCCGCCGCCCCAAGCCGCCAAGCCTGAAGGAGCAGGCACTCACTGCGCTTTCGCACCTGTTGAGTGGGTCAGCACAGACTTTAGATACAACCGAAGCTGAGTATTACATCCGCCGCGCACTGGAGGCATTGCCCAATGACTGACTTCCGCGCCCTGTGTGCTGAGCTGGTTGAAGCCTGGGATGCCACGGCAGACTTTGACTTCAACGACTTCGGCCATGCAGCCGCTGACATTGTGACCCGCGCCCGCGCCTCCCTAGCCCAGCCCGAGCCGGTGCTGCCGACGGATGAAGAGCTACTAAAACTAATGCCCGAAACAATGCTGGATGAGTTCAGCTACGCAGCCAAAGTCTGCAGTGATGCAACTGGCGGCCAAGTCAAGCCTGGCATATTCCGTGTCAGCTTGAACATAGGCGCCCTTGACTACGCCCGCGCCGTTCTTGCCCGCTGGGGGCAGCCTGCTGCCACCCCCATCCCGGTGG